CTGTGATTACCAGAGCTTGCTGCTTTGCTGTTATAACCAGAGCTTGCTGCTTTGCTGTAATCACCAGAGCTTGCTGCTGTGCTGTAATCACCAGAGCTTGCTGCTTTACTGTGATTACCAGAGCTTTTGTTTTGTTTTTCTGTTTTCTTATAAAAATTATCAAAATCAGTTGTTACCAACTTTATTAAGTCTTTTATGTCTTTATCGAATATATCACTCATTCTACCTCTCCCTTAACTCCGTTGCACTTATCTAAACTTGGCGCATAGCTGTTATTTTCTGCGCAGTAAACGCAGGTTTGTTTGGATAGCTGGGATTTAGCAGCTTGGTATAATGTGTCCCTATAAATAAACTCATTAACTACCGCAATTCCAGCCCCTATAACAAAACAAGTCATTATCGTTATTATTATTAGTATATCTTCTTTATCCATTATTCTTTTCCAATAGAATTTTAATTAAATCTAGTAAAACATCTTTAGTTAAAGGTACTTCACTGCGTTTACCTATTCTAAGCCACATACCCCCACCATCAAACAACCTCTGAACCTCTCCTTTAGAATGACAGGGTGCATCTTTTCCCATTAAATTAGAATATTGTTTCTTGTTTTTGTCTTGGATAAACCATTGCAACTTTAACATATCATCTACTATTTTTGACGAATAACAGCCATGCTTGTCTGTTGGTATTAAATCCATTAACCTTTTAAAAGCCTCTAATGATTCTGTTTTATCTGTCATCACATAAATCCTTCTTTGGTGCGCGGGTTAAGCATTTTAGTGGTATAACTAGAGGCTCTTTAAATCTAAAGTCAAAGAACAAATACTCACCCTTCAGGTTTCTAGCCATATAGTAAACAATCTCACTGTCATATTTAGTGTGATAGATAAAAGCCATACCAGCTTTAACATTATCCCAATCAAATGGCTTCTTTTTAACATCTTTGATTATGGGGTCGTTATTGATAATATAATGACGATAATTCATATTATCTTCATAGCTAAACGATGTTTCGTCTGTGCTTCTCACCTCAACCTCTAACGTAATAATGTCACCTACTTCAATCTTTTTCATTTACTTTGTCCTTTTTAAAAATTCAGTTTTTCTTTTTCTGGTCATCATTCTTCAAGTTTACCTAGGAACTTAAAGACCCCGAGTGTGCTAAAACTGTAAACGATCACTGATTCCTCATGTTAAAAACTCCAAAACCATGTAAACCAAAACCAAAACCAAGTTACCAAATATAGATGTTGCCATTATCCAAAAAGTTAGCCAGTCAAGCAGTTCTTCTTTTATGGATTCAGTTGGCTCTGCATACATATTCTCATTAACAAAGATTGGGGGTGTGAAGGGCGGGGACAATGTTTCATGTGGGGATACCCGCCCTCCACTATCCTGCTTATCACAGGAATGTTGTTCTAAAAGATTATTGATACGGTTCTCTTGCTCTTGTAGCTGCATTAAATGCAGATTCCAATTAAGTTCTCGTAGCTCCTTATCAATTAAACCGTTTGGGTCGCCGTACAGTTCACGTATTTCAGCAATTTGCTTTGAACGCTCAAGAATACGATTAGATTTAATCTCTACAAAATCAATAACAGTCATAATTATCCCCTATTTGTCTGTTTAGTCTGTTTCTAGTTCCTTACTTAGTAATTCATCTACAGCATACCTGATAATGTCCGATGCGCTCGTCCTTCCGCTAGGGTCTAGCCCTGCAAGGGCAAAACAGCCATTATATTGATCTTCTGTAAATCTAACTTCTAGCCTTTTATTAAGTGGGTCTTTCTTGAACATAAGCACTCCTTATTTGCAATGATAACACTGTATATTATCCCATGTGTTTTGTCAAGCTAGAAGGGTATTTCATCGTCCATTTCTTCCATTGTTCTGTTATCTTCTGGAACTGCATTATCTTGTACTTGCCCTTGATTATCAGGACGACTATCAAGCATATTTATCTCGCTTCTATATGGTCTAAGTACTACCTCAGTGGTGTATTTCTTCTCACCATCTTTTTCCCAAGAGCGCGTTTCCAACTGTCCCTCAACGTATATCTTAGAGCCTTTACGTAAATAATTCTCACACACATTGATAAGCCCTTTATTGAACACAACAACACGATGAAACTCTGTTCTCTCTTTGCGCTCCCCTGTAGTTTTATCTTTCCAATATTCATTAGTTGCTATATTTAGATTAACAACCTTATCTCCACTCTGCATAGTTCTGCAATCAACATCATGTGTTAATCGACCTATTAGTATTACCTTATTCACTGATGACATTTTCTTCTCCTTTAAACTCTAATTGATAAACTTGTACTGCCATTATCCATGATAACGCCTTTTATTTTCTCACCAGCCTTTATAGCTTTATTTATTTCAGCCTTTTGCAATATTTCACTGGTTTTAAAATATTTCTTGGGTATTAAAGATTCATCTTGAACAACTGGCTTTGGTGGAATATTCCTAAATCCAACAGTTCCAAGTTCACAAGAATATTTCTTCTCATTGGCTGCGTTCATAATACTTTCAATAATGCCTTTTAAGTTATCAGCCTTATTTGCAAATGAAGCTTGCCTAGCCTTATACTTATCCGATAGCTCTTTAGCTGCATTAGCAGTGGCTATATGCTCATTTCTACGCATTAAAGCCCATTTCATTAAATCTTCAAAACTACCCTCAATATTAAGCATCTCTATCTTATCAGGATCATCATCATCTAATAATGACGATATGGCTTTAATTCTACCAATCTTATCCATTAAACCCATTATGATAACTCCTTAATAATATAATTGTACTGTGATGCAGTTCTTAATGTTTCTGTTGTGAATACTTTCCTAGCTTGAGATATACTCTTGCAGTTATTTAAAATATCCGAACACATTTGTAATAAGAACATTCTATGTAATATTAGCATTTCCTGATCTGTCATGTTAAAACACCTCTTCAAGTTTAACTTTGGCTTCTGCTACAATTTTATTGAAAGTCTGTTTTGTCTTATTGTCTAATGTAGCATAATGGCTTTTTGTAGAGTCTTTATTTATATAGTCTTGTAGCTCTTGCAATGCTTTGAAGGATTTAATTTTCTTACCCTGTTGCTCTACCCATATCTCCCCTATAGTTTTTTCCTCTTTTGTAACTTTTGGCTTATAAGCCTTTTGTGGGGCGTTCTTATTTTTAGGTGTTGAATTATCCCCCGAATCTGCGTCCTTAGTATCATCTATGCAAAATAAGCCATTAAGGGCATATTTACGTGCGTATGAGCTTGCTGCGCCTGTGACTTGGCTTTCGTCCATACCTTTTTTACTTACTGGTTCTCTTGCTAATGCAGATACTGTTATGTTACCCTTATCATTACCAAGGGTTACAGTGGCTTTAATATAAAACCTATCACCAATATTTATGATTTCATCGTTCATTGTAATAATAACACCGCTTGGCAGCAATGGTTTAACCGCTTCGAGTATGTCCTCACAATTCCTAAAATTATATTTTCCAAAAGAATTGAATTGATTTTTCGGAGCTTTAAGCTTTACCTGAATGTTGTGTAATATTTCATTAATTGAAGTGGTCATAATTTAATACCCTGCATCTTGTTCTCTATATTCCATGAATTTTATGTCTGCCAAGCAATCACCTACTGGCTGATTTTCCTTGTCCTTTATCTCGTCAAAAACCTCTATGGACTCCTCAATAGCAATAACCAGATCGCCCAAGTTATCAGAGAATTGATAATCAAACACAGGTCTTTCAATCGCCATGTGTTGAATTTCATTCTCATGGGTTTTAATGATGGTTTCTAAATCAGTTTTAAGTTTTAATAGTGAATCTCGTAGTAACATAATCATGTCCCCTTTCTTATGTTCTTTATATATATGCTATGTTTATAAGTATGTCAATAAGTATTTGAATAAATATGAGGATATGTTATAGTATAAGTAGAAAGTGAGGTATTCATGGAATATAAAGACATTTGGAAAGAGAAGCCTAAAATAACAAGCACCGAAGAAAAGCAGATGAATAAACGTAGGCTTTATAAAGATTTAGACAAAGATTGTTCTGATGAATTTGATGATTTGGTTAGTAAGTCACGGTTTAGTTATAATGAAATAATCAGCAAAAGGCGTTTTGTTCCTTTGGCAGATGAAAGGCAACGTATAGTCAAAATATTAGTAGGTGATAAAGATAATCCAAAATATAGTTTAAGCACTATAGGGCGTGTTATGCACCGCGATCATTCTAGTATTAGCCATTTGCTAAACAAAAGAGGTAATAATGAATAACAAATATATAGCACTTGAGAATAAGACTTTATTACAACGTGGCATGTCTGTTGATGATCTTATCGATGGTATGGATATGAAGCATATAGCAACTCGTAATGCTCTGATTAAAACATTTGTAATGACACACGGTAATGTTGCCAAGGCTGCTATGAGGTTTAAGAAGCCAAAGCGATATATCCTTGATGTTGTGGAAAGTGATAAGGCATATGGTGATATCATGAGGGTGGTGAGATGATACATGACATTACACCAGTTCCAAAACCAAGAATGACAAGAGCGGATCGTTGGAAAAAACGTCCAGTGGTTTTACGTTATTGGGATTTCTGCGATAAAGTAGAGAAGGCTAATATAATTATTCCTGATAAGCCTAATATTATATTTTACATTCCAATGCCTAGCTCATGGTCGAAGAAAAAGAAAAGAGATAACTTGTTTGACAAGCATACACAGCGACCTGATTTAGATAATTATGTCAAAGCTTTATTTGATGCTGTTTACAAAGAGGATTCACATATTTGGACATTTAAAGCAACCAAGATATGGGCAGAAAAAGGACAAATTGAGATAAAAAATATGGAGTGTTAAATATGACTAGCTTTACAGTAAAGGGCGATGATTCAGAAAAGCTAGTCAAGGCGATAGATTTCATAACCCAATTACCTACCAACAAGGATTGGGATATAACCATTAGCGAGCATAAAGAAAAGCGTTCTACCGCACAAAATAAACTCTATTGGCTCTGGATTGGTGAGATATCCGACCAGCTAACCACGCTTGAAGGTGAAAAACTATCAAGAGAGCGTTGGCATTATCTTTGTGGTATGAAGTTTCTAGGAATTGATTCATATAAGGTTAATGGCTGCTATCATTCTATGCCAGCAAAAAGCACAACCAAACTTAACACAAAAGAATTTAGTGATTACCTGCATGAGATTGAAGCAGATTTTCTTGCAAGGGGTGTTGTTTTAACCTTTCCAGATCATTACGGCTTGGCAATGGGGAAGAAATAACTATTTTTTTTGCTTCTCTTTTTCTAGCCATTTAATCACATGTTGAAGCCAGTTCTTTGTCACGTTATAAGGCTTATCAAAAAACCAAGAATCATATCTTCTCAACTTCTCTCTAAACTTATACTCATCTACATTTGAATAGTTTTGATATAGTATATTTAAGCTTTCAGCATCTAATTTAATCACATCACCCTCGAAGCCTTCCCAGCTAAAGGGTAGTGTATAATATCCTTTATATTGTTCTGCTATTTTTTTTATTCGCTCGTTCATGCTGTATCCTTTTTTTTAAGTATTTATTTACTTCTCTATAGAGCTAAAGTTCTTCCTTTAAGTATATTATTTTTGGTGAGTAGGAATGTAGAAATAGTTTTATTCCCCCCTGCACTTTTTAATTATAAAAAACACAAGGGGAATATTATTTTCGGAGCCATTATCAGCTTCATAGTCTGTCTACCACACGTAGAAGTTAATCGGGGGAAGTGCCTTCCGAGGACTCCGCCCATAAGTGCGATTATTCTGTTAAAAAACAAAGGGGTTTAACTGTCGCCAAAGTAAACCGTAGACATAGTTATACTTTGGTAAGAGGTTGAGAAAATCGCAATTCATTTCAGAATGCGCTCATTGCCTCTTTCTTCTCCCTCTCGCTTACTCATATTTGTACGGTTTCAAAGCGTACTACCTTTTTATTACTTGCAAATGTTTGAGAGGGCGTTTAATATGATCTCAATTGTTTTTATTTGCGTAGACAATATTATAGGGGATTTGGCTTTTAGTCAAGTTCCCTTTTCTTTACTAAATTATCTATATCATAGCGCATTTGATCTTTTGGTACGCACTCTCCCCTTTCATATCTTCGCCATGTAGTGCGATTGATATTTAATTCGCGGGCTATAGCCCCGATACTCATGCCAAGCTTTAACCTGATTTTTTTATACTCGTTCATGCGTTTTCAATCCTTGTTAATTTAAAGAGGTTGCCTTGTGGTGCGATTATATAGTTATCAAGCTGTATGCCCTCATTTATATCCTCTGGTGCTACTGTATAGCCGTTATATTGTAACCAGCGTTTAAGTTCGTTATATGCTAGTGTCATTTTAAGCTCCAATCATTGCTTTGTATAGGATAGACAGTGGTGCAGTTTCATCAACATCTGATAATGCCTTTAGATGCTTAGTTTCTGGCTCTTTCGGCATAAGAACATGCGTTTTTTGTAGTTCTTTTAGAGTTTCTAATGCTTTTGCTCTTTTACGTTCCGTTTCATTATAATTTCCAGTGTCCTCTATATAAGGATTACTATATAAAGCTTCTTCAATTTCTTTAAGTTTATTCATATTTCCATTCCCTCGTCCTGTAATGCACTTGATAGTGTCGCGTTAAAATTATCGTAGTAATCAGTATTGCTTCTAATTAAGTTCTTATCGTGTATGGTTATACTTATCGGCACTTGACAGGGTGTGTCTTTCGGCACAATGGATATATGCGCAACCTTGTAACCCTCATGGTCAATTTGTGTAAACAATCTTTTCAGCTCTATGTTATCGGTCATGGTTTTATCCTTTCAAATTCAATCACCCATACCCAAGGATTGGCTTCCCAAGATTTATGTTTATCTTTGCCGTTTATTGAATCCCATAATTCGCAAAATGAGGCTGCATAACTGCCTATTTCGATTGCATTGCCGTTTACATCAAGGCCGCCAGTTTCAACACCAACTTGATAAACGCCCTCCGCTTTTGCGTCATCTTCACTAATATCATTCAATCTCTCAACACGAATATCGGTTATTTTTAGATCAATCCTGCTAGCCCAACGTGGCATAAAGATTGATGGTTTCCATTTTAACCCTTGGGCTTTCAACTCCCTAGAATACATATCGTCTGTATCTGCTTTATATGTTGGCGTACCATCTAACCTAAATATTTCTCTTATCCAAAGCTGATCGCCAATTTTTCCGTATGGGCATTTAATCCACCCAAGAGGGCTATCTTTTTCGATTTGAACACCATTATAAAATTGCCCTGCTTTAGGGTGGTGCATTTGCCACCCATAAATGGAAACCCCTCTTGTTAAATAACCGTGTGGAACTTTATTTATTAAAGATGGTGTAAGCCAACTTTTTTGCTCACCTGCCATTGGCTTGACAACCCGCCTTGTTTGGGTTTTTCTACCTTCAAGAATTGCATTTACCATCTTGGCATTAAATAATATTGGTTTTTCTACCATCTCTCAGCTTCCTTTCTAGTCATAAAAAAATGTATTCCATTTGAGCATTCTACCCGTACATCATCATCAAACTTATCGGCTACAGTCACATTTCCAGCTTTATACTTTGTTTTTGGGTCGTGCTTTCCTGATACGGAATCTTTCACAAATTTATTATCACAATCATATATTTTTAAAGTTGTCACATAGCTTGCACGACATTTACGAGAGCCGATAGCAGTTAATCTTTTTGCCCTAGCTGGGAATTGAATCTTGCCTGTGTATCTATTTAATACATTAAATTTAATCATTTTGGTTTCCTTTACAGTTCTTTAAAAAATGTGTGGTTATTCAGTGTTCCAACTAAGGATAGCTTGCTAAAATTCCAGCGCGGGCTTGCTTTGGCAGGATTGTAATACATGGTTGCGCCTTCGGTTTGATCGTCTATTAACCCTATCTGGCTATAGGCTGCAATCTCAGAAGCCACCTTCCAAGCTTTACTATTATAATCTGGTCTAGCTTTCTTTATGTCCGTGAACTGATAAGGCTGGTACACCACACCACAAAAGCTATTAGGGTAGCGTTCCGAATAACGTCTATTGCGTATCACATACGCAACGGCCACTTGCCCTAGTATCGGCTCTCCACGTGCCTCATGGTATATTGCTGTAGCAATACATTTGGTTTCATGTTTATCAAGCTCTATGTTTGGGAAGTTAGTATTAACTATTGCGATGAATAAAAGGATTGTTTTCATAATGATGCAACCCCCATATATGCGATATAGACCATCAAGAATGATAATATCACTTTTGCCCCTATGCAGCTTTTACGCTGACAGTCATCAAGTTTGCGCTCCTGCTTATCAGACATGTATTTCAATGCTTTCATATCACAATCAAAGGCGGTGGAATCACGTAGTTCGAATCTACTTGGTTTCAACATGGTTTATTCTCCTAATGTTTTATGTGCGTTGTGAATTGCTTCGATGATTGAATCTTCTAGGTTGTCATGGTTTAAGTCTGGGCAGTCAAGGAGGTTTTTTAATGCTTCCGTTAATGCTTTCAATTCCTTTTCAACTACATATGCAGATAATCTTATTCTATCATCATTGCGGTGCTGGTTATTCTTTATAAAGTCCAAATGTGATTGCGCTTTACTAATCCGTTTCATGATTAAATCTCCCTCTCTATTATCTGCTTAATAACTAAACTTCCTTCAACAATTTCAAGCTTATAGCTATTATCTAATGACACGTGCTTATTGATAAAATTCTTGGCTTTTTTTAGATTGTAAACACTATTATCGTAATCTAAATCTGAGTTTGATTTTTTCGTCTTTGTCGGTTGTTTTTTATCTAAACCAGCAAATAGATCAAAATCTTTTATGCTTAAAATACCTTTGTCAAATTCAGCTTCAAAATTATGAACATAGTATTTTTTACGCTTGAGGGGCTTAGATTTAAAATGCTTATTTCTTAAGGTTATGTATGAATAGCTTCGGTGTGTTGAAACCTTTATACCCTCGCTATCTTCCATAATAAAAAACCCTTCACTACTATCGACAACGGATACTCTTTTATTTTTAAAAATCTGCGGTAATCGAATTAGAATAGAGCCGTCACTTTTATATGTGACTCTTGTATTGTATGTTTGTGTGGTTTTCATGTTTTGTTTTCCTCTCTTAGTTCTTTGTTAAACTTTTGTAAATATTCTAACGCGGTTAAAACATGATAATTTTCACGATTAACTTTATCAGCTACCGATTTATCAAAGGTTTCAAAGATAGCTTTGCCAGTCTTTTTTGATGATATTATATAGCTCTGTGTCATAGGTTTAGCCTTTCTGTTAATTTACCATTTTGATATCCAAGCATATAAGCGTGGAATAATTCATTTATATATCCATCATTATAAAAAATACTTTTTGGTAAATTTTCATTTTTTGATGCTCTTTCAACCTTATGGCCATAAGTTATTTCCTTAACATTTTTTTCAAATTGATCCATAAGCTCATAAAATTCTTTAGTTCCTCGCATAATCCTAAACTTTCTTAAATTGTGGCAAACGCCATCGCTAGAGGTAATACAAAGGCAATAACTGCCAGTAATAAAAACGTAATTAAATCACTCATGATGTAGCCAGCCTTTCAATCTCGAGAAGACAAAGAATACTTTGCATAACAAGTTCAAGGTGTGAGTAATTATATACAGGGCGAGTATTTTCGAGAACATCAGTCATAACTTTATCCTTTCGTTAAGTGAGCATGAATGCTCTTTAAGTTATGTTAGTATCGTACCGTACAAAACGTCATGTGTCTATAAGTACATATTCCTATTTGTAGATTAGATATTGCTTAATAAGTACATATTCCTAACACTATTGATTTCATTGAATAGTTTAAAGTACATAAAAATTATGTACATTGACAAGCTAGTTTTCGTGATTCTATACTACGCCTTTCTTTCTTCTTTCTTTTGTTGGTTTTCTTTCTTCTTTCTTTTAAAATCATATAACTTATAATAATACTCTCAGTAATGTTAAGCTCTGTTAATTCATTTGTGCTAATTATACTAATTATGCTAATATAGTTTTTCCTAAACAATGGGGGCAGCATGGCACAGAAAAAAAAGCCAACGGAAAACAAAGTTAAATCTACGGTTAAAAAAGATGCTAAAGAAAAAAAAGAAAAACCTAAATTAACAGCTAAACAAAAAAAGTTCTGTGAAGAATACTTGATTGATCTTAATGCAACACAGGCAGCCATTCGATCAGGGTATTCAGAAAACACTGAATTAATAGGCTTCTATGTTTATTTTTTAGTAAACCCCATAAATAATAAGATATTCTATATAGGAAAAGGGTGTGGAAAAAGGTTATTCACCCATGTTTCTGAATACAAAAGAGGGTTGATATATAACAAAGATAAGCACATCGAGATAGATTCAATTATACGCTCTGGGAACAATGTCCAAACTTATGTGTTTGAAAGTAATTTAGATGAAAGCGCAGCATTTTATCTGGAAACTATTTTTATAAGAGCGTTTAAAAAACACGGACTAACAAATATATCTAATGGGTGTTCTGATAATGTTGGTCTTGTAAAGTTAAAGGCACAAACACTGCTTTCTAAAATTAAAGAATATAATTTATGGATATCTCAGTTAAATGATGATGAAGTCCTCTTAATTAAAAAAATATGGGGAAGCACTAGAGAATGCTATAATTATATAGAAGGAGGGTTGCGTGGACTTACTCACTCCTAAGCAAGAGAAATTCTGCAATGTGTATATTGAAACCAGTAATGCTAGTGAGGCATACAGGCAAGCATACAACTCCAAGAACATGAAGCCAGAAACAATAAACCGCAAAGCCAAAGAACTTATGGATAACGGCAAGATAAGGGCAAGGCTAGAAGTTCTTATGGAGAAGTTTGGTGTTACTGCTGAAAAGACATTAAAAAGATTAATGCAGGGTCAGGAATTTGATATAAGGGGTTTATATCATAAAACTGGTGTATTGAAGCAGCCATGGGAATTAGACGATGACACGTCCCGCGGGGTTATAGGGGTTAAATATGATACAGATGGAAATCTCATAGAGTACAAGATTATAGATGTTAAAGGGTGTACTGAGTTGATTGGTAAACACCTCAAATTATTTACAGATAAAACTGAGCATTCTGTAGACCCTGAAAACCCCTTATCAATTATACTTGGAAATATAGATGGCAACTCCAGAGGGCTATAAGGAGCTTGAAGAAAAGCTGGGTGATCGTTGGTGGCGGCTTAATAACCTGTATTATATTACTGATAAAAAAGGTAATAAGATTAAGTTTGTTCCGAATGAAGCACAGACGTATTTATATAATAATATGCACTACTTCAATGTTATCTTAAAAGCTAGACAGCTAGGATTTACAACCTTTATTATGATTTTTTTCCTAGACGCTTGCTTGTTTAATTCTAATCATAACGCTGGGATTATTGCACACACGCAGGTAGATGCTAACGATTTATTTGAAAACAAAATAAAATTTGCATATGATAATTTACCAAAACAAATAAAAGAACAACGCCCCGCTACGGCAGATAGCGCACGTAAGCTTGTGTTTTCGAATGGATCAACTATTTACACAGGCGTATCCTTGCGTTCTGGTACACTTCAAAAACTTTTAGTATCGGAATATGGTAAGGTTTCCGCAAAAGCCCCAGAAAAGGCACGCGAGATAAAAACAGGAGCGTTTAACACAGTAGAATCGGGGCAAATGATATTTGTTGAATCCACTGCGGAGGGTAAATCAGGAGAGTTTTATAACTTATGCGAAACATCAAGGAAGGCCACGGATTCAGGTAAGCCATTAGCTAGACTTGAGCCTAAGTTTTTCTTTTTTGCATGGTGGAAAAATCCCAAATATATCGCCAATGACAATGAGGTGAAGCACACTGTTATCACAAATGATTTACGAAAATACTTTATAGAGCTTGAAAAAACAGGGGTTAAATTAACTGATAAACAAAAATCTTGGTATGTCATAAAGTCCAATCAGCAGGGCGATGATATGACACAAGAATATCCATCGACACCAGAGGAAGCGTTTCAAGGATCATTAAAAGGTGCGTTTTATACCGAAGAAATGCAAAAGGTCAGGCAGAATAATCAAATATGTTATCTACCGTACAACCCTAAGTTTGAGGTTTATACGTGGTGGGATTTAGGCTTAAACGATCTTATGACGATCTGGTTTTATCAATATATTAATGGTAGGCATTGTTTTATTGATTACCATGAAAGCAGTGTGCAGGGCTGGGATTATTACGGCAGATTGATTAAGGATAAGGGCTATAATTACGGCGGGCATTTTTTCCCCCATGATGGCGGTACAAGGCGGCGTGGGGTAGAAGTATTCACAGATGCACAACTGGCTAGGGATTGTGGTATCAGGCCGATTGAGATTGTGCCAGTCACACAAAGCGTTTACAAAGATATTATAAATCACTGTAAGCCTATACTACCTTCATGCTGGTTTGATGCAGAGAAGTGTGCAAAAGGGATATTGCATTTAGATAATCACAGAAAAGTGTTCGACAAAGCCGAGGGATGTTTTATAAAAAAGGAATATCACGGCATAGCTTCAAACGCTGCAAGTGGGTTTAGAACATTCGCTGTAAGCTATGAAGAACATATCATAGTTGCGTATGAGGACGGTGAGTGGTACGATGACGATGAAAATACAGATGACAGGGATCAAATCAGTGGATATTGATGAAATCTTAAAAAAAGACGGCAAAGATTGGACGCGGGAAGAGCGCATGGAAATATCCAAGGCTGTGAAAAACAAACGCAGTAAGCGCAATATTTTAAAGGCAAAAAGAAAAGAGTTACGTGATGGCAAGTGATTATGAAATAGAAGAATCCACAGATTTTGAGGATATTCCAGACTTCCCAGAAGAAGATGAGAACGAAGAAGTTAATGAGAATAATTCTTATGATGTTTTTCAAGCTATCGGACAGCAAAATATTACTAACTTCTTCACAGATCGAGAGCTTGAGGATATAGCACAGAAATGTGCAATGGAATATGATATTGATGAGGGTAATTTTCAAAGCCGCAAACAAAGAATCCAAGAACTTTATAAACTAGCCCTACAAGTCATTGAAGAGAAAAATTATCCTTTCGATAACGCTTCTAATATAAAGTTTCCAATATTAACTAAGGCCGCTCTTAACTTTGCAGCTATTGCTTATCCCGCTATCGTCCAAGATGACCAAGTTGTTAAGGGTAAGGTGATTGGCAATGATGACGGTGACGAAATAATAAAAGATGCTTCGGGAGAGCCTTTGATCGACCCCGACACTGGCAAGCCAACAAAGAAAAATGCAGGACTGAAAAAGAAAGTAGCTGATAGAATTGGTCAGTTTATGTCCAATCAAATCCTTGAAGATATGGACGGCTGGGAAGATGATATGGATAAGATACTCCATATTATACCTATTATTGGCTGTGCTTTTAAAAAGATATATCACGATCCCATCTTAAAAAAGAACATCTCTAAGTTGGTGTTACCTCAGTATTTAGTGGTTAACATTGACGCACAGAGTCTTAACAGCTCTCAGCGTACCAGTGAATTAGTTCCTCTTTATCCTTATGAAATACAAGAATATATAAACGCTGGTATTTTTAAGGATTTTGATTATGCACAATCAACCCAAACGTTAGATGATAATTACAGGAAAAGCACCGATGAGGGTGGTAGCGGCGCACAAGATGCCGATAAACCCCATTTATTTATTGAACAGCATAGACGTTTAGATTTAGATGGTGACGGATACCCAGAACCTTATGTTGTTTGGATTCACAAAGAAACAAATGAATTAGTGCGTATCTTGCCACGATTTGAGGAAATGGATATAGAGCAGGGCGCAGATGGTGGAATCTTACGCATTGAACACCAGCAATATTATACTAAATATCCTTTTATTCCTGACCCAGAGGGCAGTATATATGATATAGGTTTTGGCCATTTAGTGCAGCATTTGAATGTTGCGATTAATACATCAATCAATCAAATGCTAGATCAAGGACACATGTACACATTAGGCGGTGGGTTTATTGGTGATGGCCTAAAGATGAAGTCAGGCAATATAAAGTTTAAGCCTAATGAGTGGAAGCGTGTTAAATCAAGTGGAATGTCGGTGCGTGAAAACGTAGTGCCGCTACCAACGCGCGAGCCAAGTAATGTGCTTATGGTTTTGTTAGAGTTCTTAATTAGATCAAGCGAAGAAATGGTGTCATTAAGCCGCATGATGGCAGGCGATATACCCCCAAATATGGCGGCTGTTACAGCTATGGCCTCTTTAGAGCAGGGGTTACAACCATTTAAGGCGATATTCAAAAGGATTCACCGCGCATCTAAGTTAGAATACAAACGCTTATTCTACTTAAATCAGCTATACTTGACACAAGAAGAATATTCTAATGTTTTGGACGATCAATCCGCAAACGTAGAGCAGGACTTTATGAGTGGTCGTGCTGATGTGATTCCAGTATCTGATCCTGAAATTGTTACTAACATTCAATCAATGATGCGCGCGCAAGTCTTAATGGATTTAAAAGACGATCCTTTACTTGATGGTGTGGAGATACGCAAACGCGCGCTTATTGCTATGAATATTCCAGATGTAGAGGGATTAGTTAAACTACCTCCAGAGCAAGGCGACCCAGTGGGCGAGGCACAAGTAGCGGCACTACAGGCGCAAATTAAAGACCTTGACAGCCAGATGACAACGCGTATGCTAGAACAGGAACGCAAAGACAAAGAATTTATGCTTAAAGTTAATAAAGCTGAGTTTGAAGTTGAAAAAATGCAAGCCGAAACAATTAGAACGCTTGCGGATGCTGATAGTAAGGAAAAAGATAAATCACTTGCTGTATATCAGACATATGCTAATCATTTATCGCAACTGAAAAAGGAGTTAGGCGATGGAAGAAGAGAAGAGGGACGAATTTCTAACCCCACAGGAATGGGCGACATGGAAGCAGCACCCATCAACAATTAAGTTTTATGAATATCTCAAAAATTTCCGAGAACAGGTTGCAAGGGACATTGCAACTAATATATCTCATGGCATATCTATTCCCTCACAATTAATTGAACAAGATGCAATGCGGTGCGAAGCAATACTCTTCATTGAAGAGGTAGAAGTAGAGGGTATAAACGATTTTTACAACGAAGAGCAGGAAGTTAAAGAAGATGGCACAACTGATTAATAATAATGGTGAGGCAATAGCAGCAGCACTTAATCCACCCAACAAAACCCCAACAAAACAACAGGCAACAGCAGCAATTAGAAAGCTTGAGCTTATTGACCCTGATGCTATAGTGCCGCTTGAATATCGCTGCTTAGTTAGAGTGGCAACCGTTGAGGACATGACAGACGGCGGCATTTTTAAACCTGAGTCGTTTTTTGAAAAAGAAATATTCGCCAAAACCGAAGCCACTTTTATTTCATGTGGCGATGAGGCATTCACTAATTCGCGCGGTGAGTATATTGAAAACAAGCCAGAGGCAGGAGAGCGCATATTGACCTCTAAATATGCGGGCAACCCATACCGCGATAAAGACAATAACCTATACAGGTTTTGTAATGACAAAGATGTAACAGCTATCATACAAGGAGATTAGTAGTCATGTCAGAAGAAGAAGCTACACTAGAAAACCAAGATTTATCAAAAGAGTTAGAAAATAACAACGAAGATGATAACCAAGAACAAAATGAAATCTACGAACATTCTGAAAGTGATGATAATAATAGCGGCGGTAGCGAGCTTTCAATGGAAGACCGCGCAAGGTCTATGGGCTGGCGACCTAAAGATGAATATAATGGTAAATCTGAACATGTTGATGCTGAAACATATGTTAAAAATGCCGAAGAAGATTATACAAAAAATCGCAAAGCTTTGTCTAAGTTAGAGCAAAGTTATAGCAAGCTTGAAAAAACCACCGAAACAATATTAGCACACCAGCAGCGCGAAAGGGAAGCAGCAGAGAAGCAGGGCTATGATAGAGCAATGCAAGAAGTTGATGCTCGAATGAAAAAAGCGGTTGAGGATAGCGATTACGAGGGAGTGAACGAAGCATTAAAAGATCGTGATGCTCTACAAAGTAAGCAAGCACCCCAAGATAGTGACCCTAATGCAGCAATAGTTGAAGCTTGGGAAGCCCAGAATAAATGGTTTAATGATGATCCTGTTTTAGCAGATGCAGCAGTACGAAAATCAGATATATTAGCAGCACAAGGAAAGTCTGTTAAAGAACAATTAGAAGGTGCAGAGGCTTATGTTAAGGAAACTTTTCCTAATAAATTCCCAGAGCTGAAACGTGAAAAACGCCAAGCCCCAATGATGAATGGCAGCAGATCAAATATATCAGGTGGCAACGCACCTAAAGCGGGAACATATGAGGCTTTGAATAAAAGTGGTAAAAAAGAATGTGATGCTTTTGTTAATGACATGGTGCGTAGGGGTAAGTCAAAAGATGCGTCTAGGGCAAGTTTTTTAAGCTATGCATCATCAGATATGTTTGTGAATTAAGGAGAAAAAAATCATGACTAAGAATAAAAAAGTTGTTAAATGTGCGCCTATGTTACATAAAATTGCAAAAAAAGATGGCGTTGATTTGTCGCAGGTTCGAGGCACTGGAAAAAATGGAACAATCACTAAAGCTGATTACGAAACACATGTGGGTAGATCAGTGGAAGCCCCAGCTACAGCGGAAAGACATAGAGATGAAGATATCCGCTCCCCTATGAATCATTTAACAGATGACACTAGGCATTTAGAAATTGGCGGTATGAAATTTAATAGAAATCGTGCTAGCTTAGATGGCTCAACACGAAAAACAGTTGACATTCCCGAAAATTGCAAGAATAATGATCTACATTATCGAGTTGTTACCGATGATAAAGGAAAAATACAGGCCGCTAAAAATATAGGCTACCAAGAAGTCGGTGACAAAATGATAAATCCAGATACGGGCGAGAAAATCGAAACCCGCTATCGTATGGGAACTAAAAAAGATGGTTCTGATTTATACGGTTATCTGATGGCAACTCCTAAACAGTGGAAACAAGAGCGAGATGAAAAGGCCGAAGAAATTCGCCTAAGTCGTGAGCAAGGAATGTTTCAAACTCCGCAAGACGATAAAGGCAATCCCCTCGGTGAAGAATTTTATAACAAGAATAGCCGCATGGAGTGATCTAATATCTCTTTAAGTGGTTAATCTAAAAAATTAACATTTATGGAGAATTAGAAAATGGCAAACATTGACGCACCCTTTGGTTTAAAGCCAATTACAAGAGATGGGGCAGCAGGATATACAGGCGCAGTGCGTGAGTATATTATTGCAGCAGCAGAGGCCACAGACCTTTTTGTGGGCGACCCTGTTAATCTTGGTGGAACTTCAATTTTAGATTTGGTAGATGGAAAAACGAAGCCAACAGTTGTGCGAGCAACGGCTGGTTCTGGTAATTATATTACTGGTGTTATCGTTGATTTTAAGCCAATCACTGATAAATCACTACGCTATAAAACAGACGCAACACTACAGCGTACAGTTTTGGTGAGTGACGACCCTATGCAACTATATGAAATACAGGCAGATGGCAGTGTAGCCCTCACTGATGTTGGCGAAACCGCTGATATCATCTTTACACATGCGGGTGCAACAGCAACGGGCTTCTCAGGCGCGGAGCTAGATACTTCGGATATTGGGACAGGCTCACAGCTTGTGATTGAAGGGGTGCGCGACCAAGACCGTAATGATTTAAGTTCAGCTAATCCAGTATTGGTTGTTCGTATTTCAGAGCATCAGAAACTTAACACATCTACAGGAGTATAGATTATGGGTGTTATTACATCGGGTTCATTCCCAGCAAACAAACGACCTGCGGTATTTGCGTTTACGCAATTGCAGTATAAAGAGCATCCTGAATATTGGCGTGAATGCTTTTATTTCACAACCTCACAGCTTGCTTATGAGGAAGCTGTAGCAGGTAACACTTTCGGGTTAGTTCCTGTTAAGGGTGAGGGTGCTAATATTAGCTACGCTAGTGAAAGCCAAGCGCATACAACAAGAGCGACTCATGTTGTATATGCGATGGGTTATCAAATCACTATGGAAGAAGCGGACGACGATCTATATGAAAAAGTAGGTAAAAGACGTGGTGGCAGACTTGCAAAAACTTTTGTACGAACAAAAGAAACAGTCCATGCTAACTTGTTTAATCGTGCGTTTAATAGTTCATATACTTTTGGGGATAGCACAGAGCTTTGCTCAACTGCACATTCGACCGTTGCGGGCAACCAATCAAACAAGCTTGCTACTGATGCAGATATGACAGAGGCTTCAATCGAAGATTTGTGTATCCAAATTAGAAAAGCTACAGATAATGTCGGCAACAAGATTGATCTAAAACCTTGGAAACTTCTCTATGCACCTGATGAAAGCTTTAATGCAACACGTATATTGGAGTCAGAGCTTCAAAACGATACTGCTAATAATGCTACTAATGCGTTGCGTGCAAAGGGTAAGATTCCATATCACATGGACAATCCGTACCTTGATGATGCAGACGCATGGTTCATTTTAACCGATATTGCTAATACAGAAGATGGCCTAGTCCATTTTCAGCGTAGAGCTTTTGAAGTTGATATGGATAAGGACAGCAACACATTGAATGAGAAGCATTTTGGTTATGAGCGTTATAGCCGATCATGTTTTGATTTCCGCGCAGTTTATGGCACATCAGGAGGATAATGTAATGTCAAATAAAAAAGTAGACACTAAGAAGGTAGAGCCAGTTAAGGCCGCACCTAAAAAAGTAGACACTAAGAAGGCGTTACTCAAGGAGCTTGATGGTATGAAAACTTTCAACACCCCTCGTGCTAAACAAGTTGTTACTGAATTATTAAAATTATCCTTGGGCGCATAATGCGCCTTTGGTTTAAAACCACAAGTAAGGAGTTATATTATTATGCCTATCTCAAATTTTCCCAACGGATTCTCTAAAGGTGTTAACGTGCAAGGATTGCCGCTATTAAATACATATGGCGGTAATGTTTTTTGGGTTGACTCTGGCGCAGGTAGTGACGGCAACAAAGGAACGTTTGATCGCCCTTTTGCTACACTTGACTATGCTGTAGGTCGTTGTACTGCAAGTAATGGTGATATTATCATGATTAAAGCAGGTCACGCAGAGACACTAAGCGCGGCCGATGCTATTGACCTAGATGTTATCGGTATATCCGTAATAGGTTTAGGAACAGGATCATTGCGCCCTACATTCACAATGGATAATGCAGCGGGTGAAATTACCTTTGGTGCGGACAATATCCTATTAGAAAATGTTATTGTTAATGCTTCTGTTACTGCGGTTCTTAAAGCAATTAATGTTGAAGATGGTGTGAATTATGCGACAATTCGCGGCTGTACTTTTGGCGTGGATGCTGCTGGAACAGATGAATTTAACCATACTATTTCTTTTGCTAACAACAATACTGGTTGTGTAGTTGAGGGAAATACTATTGATATGGGTATCGCTGGTGCAGTAGCCGCTATTATTCTTGATGCTGACACTGACAAAGTAGTGATTCAAAACAATATTATTCGTGGTGATTATTCAACTGCGAATATTATGGGAGATACTACACTTTCAACAAATGTTCTTATTCAGAATAACTTGCTTGAGAATGGTATTGGTGGCGATCTTAATGCACAGCCTTGTATAGAGCTTTTGACAGGAACGTATGGAACAATCGCAAACAACTATATAGTTTGTAACCTTGCTACGAAGGTAGCGTCTATTGTAGCTGATACGTGTCTACTCTTTGAAAACTATTACAACGAAGATATACAAGGCACGGGCGGCTTAATTGGTACGGTATCGGCAGACGATTAATGAATAAAAATCATAGCATAGAAGCAGAGGTTAATAATCTTATGTCTAGTGTTCCTAGACGCTTCTATGTTGATGAGGTTTATAATACAGATCAAATGCATGATGTTGCTGTACCTATCGGCTGCGGGGTTAACACGACAAAGCCAAAACAAATAGCTAGAATGCTTTCTTTGCTTGGAAAAAGAGGAAAGGTTCTTGAGATTGGTACGGGGTGCGGTTGGCAAACAGCTCTTTTGTCAAATTTATCTGATAAGGTTTATAGCATAGAGGTTTCTAAAAGATTATATGAAAGAGCAAAGTTTAATCTTAATGGTTTGAATATAGCATTGAAAAATGATAACGGTTTAAATGGTTGGGCTGACCACGCTCTATTTGATGGTATTATAGTTTGTGCTGCGATAGAATCGGTAAATGATAATTTAATTATGCAGCTTAATGATAATGGTGTTATTATAGCACCAATAGGCAATGAAAAAGATCAAGTGTTGCACAGAATGACCAAGAAAAAAAATGGTTTAGTAGTAGAAAAATTTGAAAAATGCGGCTTTATTGCTGCTGAAAGACAAGGGACATAAAATATGGCTACTTTATGGATCGAAGAAGAACCAGACATTCCATTAGCAGGACGAGGTACTATACCTGTTCATGAGGCTTCACTTGGTAATGGTGTTCAACAACAAGTGGCTATAGGGGCTACTACTTTATCATCAAGTGCTTTTGGTGCTAATACTAAGCTTATTACTATTCATGCTGATGCGGAATGTTATATTGATATAGGCACAACCCCTACAGCGACAACATCAACAAGGCACTTATTGCTTGGTGCTTATAGAACATTTAGAGTAAAATCAGGCGACAAGATAGCTGTGAAAGACACATCATGATATGGCAGGATTTAAAAAAGGCATATATAAAGTAAGATGCGATATATCAGGGTTCATAGTTGACTCTGATAAATGCCGCATGATGTGGAATGGCTTATTTGTTAGAAAACAAGATTACGAGCCACGCCACCCGCAAGATAAAGTCTTTACCCCCAAACGAAGTGCAGTTCCGAGCAAGCCACGACCAGAGGGTACAGATCAATTTATTGACGCAACAGATGTAACGGCGGATGATTTATAATGACAACATCAGAAATATATACATACTCACGAACAGGCACACAAATTATAAATGCTGCTTTTAGAAAATGCAGTATGCTAGCTGCTGGTGAAACGGCAAGTTCAGAAATGCTAGCAAATGGCTTAGAGGCGTTAGAGATTCTTATTAAAGCATGGAACGCAGACGGAATACGCCTATGGAAATATGAGGAAATGATTTTATTTCTTGTGGCTAACCAACAAAGTTATGATCTCGGTGCAAGCGGTGATAGTTTTTTAAAAAAATCAGCCCTAACAACAACAACAATGAAGGTAGCAGGTGTTTCCACAGACCTTACAATTGATGTTGATAGTATAACAGGAATTACAAGCGGCGATAGTATCGGAATTGTTATTGATGATAATACAATACACTGGACTACGGTTAATGGTGCGCCTGCTGGTGATACTGTAACAATAACTATCGCTTTGGACGGAGCAGCGGCAATAGGTAATGCTGTTTATGTTTATACATCAAAAGCCCCAAGGCCATTACAGGTAACACATGGACGTGTGCAAACTGATACGAATAGCGAAATTGAGCTTACAAAATTAGCTAGAGAGGATTATTTTAGGCTTAGTAATAAAGCTGCATCTGGCGTACCCGTTGAGTTTCATTATAACCCACGGCTAACGAATGGTAAGCTCTACCTTTACCCAACAACGAGCAATGAAACTTATTATCTCAATCTAACTGTTAAAATACCTATTGAATCTTTTTCATCTGCATCAAATAACCCTGAATTTCCAGAAGAGTGGTTTTTGCCTTTAGTTTGGTGTTTGGCACAACAATTATATATTGAGTTTGGAATAATTGATCCTATTACTGTGCAAAAAATAGAAAAAGAAGCAGATAAATGGTATGAAATCATATCAGATTTTGACAGTGAGGATTCAGATATAGTATTTCAGCCTGATATGGGAGGCTAATATCAAAGTATTATTAGGTTATCAATCTTATACGGGAAGAAGTGAAGCGGCGACAGGGCAGAGGCTTGTAAATATGTATGCCGAAGTTAACCCGTCCGAATCTAAATATCCATTTACGCTTTATAATACCGAAGGACAAGTAGAGTTTGCTGATACTGGAACAGTTAAGGCTATTGATGGTATGCAAAAAATGGGTTCACTACTGTACATTGTTTCTGATAACAAAGTTTATAAAATGACAACTGCGGGTGTAGTTACGCAGTTAACGGGAACTATGACAGGCACAATCGGGCGCGTTGATATGTCTAACAACGGCACTCAAATGACAATTATTGATCCAGATGGTAACGGCTGGGTAGCAACTACCACCACAGTTACAAGTATTTCAGATGCAGATTTTCCAACATCGAATGCGGTTACTTACTTAGACGGTTATACAATCGTTAGTGTTGAAGATTCGGGACAATTTAATATTAGCGGATTACTTAATAGCACCGCATGGGATGCTTTAGATTTTGCAACAGCGGAGGAAAAGCCTGACAATTTAGTGCGTCCTTATGCTTTTAATAGCTCATTATGGTTGTTTGGTCAGGAATCTTATGAAGTTTATCATAATTCTGGTGATGTAGATTTCCCTTTTGAGCAGACCAGCGAAGCGGTTAACACCACTAGGGGTTTAGGGGCAAAGTTTGCTGTAGCACAAGACGATAACGCTTTATTCTTTCTGGGGGATGATTTAATTTTTTATCGTGGTGAAGGTTACAATGTTACTAGAAAATCAACACATGCCGTTGAGACAGCGATAAAAAGTTATTCTGTTACAGATGATGCTTTTTGTTTTGTTATAAATATGGAAGGACACAAGTTTGTCGTACTTACTTTTCCAACAGCCCAAGCAACGTGGGTTTTAGATTTAGCCACTGATTTCTGGCATGAACGCACCACAATATTAAGCGGCGTAGAAAAGCGATGGCGAGCAAATTGTCATGCTACCTTTGCGGGTAAACAGCTTGTTGGTGATTATATAAATGGTAAAATATACGAATTAAGTCCTAGCGTATATACTGATGATGGCGCAACAATCAAGCGTGTCATGGAAGGAACGACAGAATGGGCTGATGGATCAAGATTTATTGTTGATGCGCTGCGTTTAGATATTGACACTGGTGTAGGTTTAACAACAGGGCAGGGAGGCGACCCCCAAGTGATTCTGGAGTTTTCAAACGATGGAAAGAAAACATGGAGCAACGAGGCATGGCGGTCTTTTGGTAAAATTGGAGAATTTGACAAACAGGTATTATGGAGAACATTAGGACAATCACGTCAAAAAACTTATAGATTCACAATTACAGACCCTGTACCTGTTAGGGTTAGTGGTTGCTATCAAGAGGCTAGGCGGTGTGCGACATGACAATAAAACGTCCTCCTATTCAAGAAAACATGGTGAACAAAATAAATAAAGCCCCTAGCGTTTGGGTGCGCTGGTTTAGCTCAATAAGACAGGCTTTAAATTTTTTTACTTTCGACTTTTCAACGGGTAATTTGGGTGTGGGTGTTGAAACCCCTACAGCATGGATTCATTTAAAAGCAGGAACTACAACAACACCCCCTTTAAAACTCACAGAGGGTGATTCAAATACTACCCCTCAAGCTGGTGCTATGGAATATACAGATGGCCATTTGTTTTTTAGTAAAGCGGATGAGGTGCGTTATGCTGTGACATTATCTAATGGTGTTAAGTCAGATACAACCACAGTTACTAATACTACTACAGAAACGGAAATATATTCTAAATCTTTTGCAGCAAATGAACTACATGCAGATGAGATAGTAAATTGTTTTTGTTCTGGTGTTTATTCTAACGCCTCTGCCAGTGATGATTTTACAATTAGGTTTAAAATTGATGGCGTGGAAATACACGCCTTGAGTCGTTTGGGTGGAAATAAAACCAATGCGGGTTGGTTGGCGCAAGCACAATGGACGATTCGCACAACGGGAAGTGGAGGAACTTATGTAGATTTCTTCTCGTATACCGAAGATGGCAATAACCCTTATATGGCTGCTGATACCTCGACACATTCAATTGATACAACAACCACGCACACAGTGACGGTTACTATTGAGTGGGATAGTGCTAAGGCTGGTAATATATTCTCATGCACACAGGGGTATATAACATTCAACCATTAATCAGAAGCAAAGACCCATATTTATTAAACTTCTTTTTGAATCACTCGGCAATATATCCATATTTAATACAAGATGACGCACCTGAATACCTTGATGTCACTGAAATATTAAAAGATGAAAACGTTTTTTTCTTTGCTGTCAATAGGGGAGGCTTGCTGTTTTTACCTATTAGTGATAAGGTTTACAAGATTGATGCATATTTCTTACCTCGAAATAGGGGGGTGAGGGCTAAAAATGTTATCGCAAAAGCTATCAAATATATGTTTGAGCAAGCCAAAGCAGATAAAATAATAGCCGAAATTCCCGCTTGCAATAAACATTCTGCTGTTATGGCTTCAAGCATGGATTTTAAAAAAGTACGCACCGATAAGAACGCTTGGTTTAAAAATGGCGTTCAATATGATGTTGCAACTTATGAATTAAGAGCTTTAAAAAATGACGAGTATAGTTAGTGCAATTACAGGTTCAGGAGCTAAAAAAGCAGCGAGCGCACAAGCTGCTGCTGGTGAGCGTGCTATAGAACTACAAGAAAAATCTTTAGCAGAACAAATTAAATTAGGTAGAGAATCTTTAGATTTAGTAAAACTACAATATGAAGAGTCAAAAAGCTTTACCGAACCTTATAGAAAGGCAGGTAGTACCGCCTTATCAAATTATGAAAGTTTATTGTATGGCATTCCAATAAATCAAACATCATCGTACAGGTCGGCCAGAGCGCAAGATGTTCAATCACGGGAAGATATAAGAGCCGAATTATTACCGCAATTCACTACACAAACACAATCTAATGTTAGTGGCAACTTATACAGTGACACTATAACAGGGCAAATCTTTGATATTAACAACCAAGCAAGTGTGGACAACTATATTAAGTCACTAGGTCATGATATGTCAGGGAGACAGGGGGCAGTTAATCAGATATTACAATCTGGCAATCTTGAGAGTTTAGAGGATTTTAGGATTGCCCCTGTATCACAGCCAACAACAACAGAGAATATTGACTATAACGCTTTAGATGCAGCGGTGGAGGAAAGATACGCAGGACAGCAACCATCAGTATCCGAGGGCGATGATGGTGTTTTTGATTTTACTGCCACACCAAGCTATGAATTTAGACGCGGCGAGGGTGAGAAGGCACTAGAAAGAAGCGCAGCAGCTAGATCGGGAGTATTATCTGGAAGACAGTTAAAAGCTCAAGAGCGATTTGCTCAAGATTATGCGTCAAGTGAGTATGATAAAGTATTATCAAGGATTGGCGGTCTAGCTGATACAGGGTTGCAAGCCTCGCAGGGTGCTGCATCTGGGGCTTTAAGTTCAGGCCAAACACAGGCGGGTATACTAAGCAATTTGGCCGTGCAGCAAGGACAGTATGGGGCTAATGTATCCGATTTAACTACAGGAATTGGTGCGGCAAGAGCTAGTGGTTATTTAGGCGTACAGCAAGCAGGCACAAATACACTTAATATGCTGGCTGGCTTTGCTGGTAGCGGGTTCGGATAGGAGAAACAAAATGGCAAGAGTTAACCCAGCAGCATTACAAACATATCAAGGCGGTGCTTTGGATATTTACGGCAACTTTGCTAAAGGTCAGCAAATGGGCGCATTAAGGCGTGAGGAAGACCGTAGACAAGAAGAGTTTGAAAGGGAAGGTGCAGACCGTGAGAAAATGCAAGGTATTTTATCTCAAATGGGAGATGATCCAGACCTTGAAAAAGCGGGCATGATGTTAATGAAATCAGGCAATATAGACGCTGGAAACCAGTTATTGCAAATGGCTATCCGTGAAAAAGAATCCGCTTCTGTGCAGGGATTACGGGGCAAGCAAGCACGTGCATTAGATTTAGAAATACAAAATAAGCAGCAGCAACGTAAAAACGAGCTTATGTATGAACAAGTTACGTCTGAAACAGGTTTGATTGATAGAGCTTTAGAAAACATTTCAGGCATGGAAGATCCAGAGCAAGCCGAGCAGACACTTGATAAATTCATGGGTACTATTGATAAGCTTAATGAAAGCAGACAGGGTGCGGGATTAAACCCCATACAAGTACCTAAAGAGCTTAAATCTGGTGATATAAACGAGCGCATAGGCATGTTGCAGCAAATGTCAGAGCTTGGGAATGCTAAGATTGAAATGCTTGATTACTTTAAGGGCGAAGATGAAGACTTTACACTTGGCGCAGGACAAACGCGCTATGATGCTCAAGGTAATATTATTGCACAAGCACCTAGAGGAACAGGAAAAGCACCTACACCACAAACAACATTAGGTAAACTGAAAGCTGATTATGATTCGGGGTTTATAACCGAAGAACAGTACGATCAACAGGCAGCGGCGGCAATAAAAGAGGAAAATTCTAAAAGAGAAATTATTGACCAAGGCGGCATTAAATATTATGCAGACACAGGGGAGAAGGTTTTAGGGGATATTAAACCCCCTAAAGGTAAAAAGACCGTTGAGGAAATCAAGGCCGCCAAGCTTGCAAAGGAGTCTCTTGAAAACCTAGATATTGTTAAAAAAGAATTATTTAATAAGGACGGTAGCATCAAAAGCGGTGTTATCCCCCTGAGTCGTGAAGCCCCTTTCGGTAAAAGTAGAACTTTCATTCAAGCACTTGAGCGTGCTATACAGAACAGTGTTTACTTAAAAACAGGTGCAGCCGCTCCTGAATCGGAAATGAATAGGCTTCTTGACCAGTACATGCCTAACATTATCGACAATAAGGAACAGATTAATAATAAACTAAAAAGCTTTGAGGGATTCTTGCGCAGTAGTTACGATCCAGCAGCAGGAACAGAAGGCGCACCACAAGTTGGAGCGGTGCAAGACGGATATATGTTTAAAGGTGGCGATCCATCTAAACCTGAAAGCTGGGAGGTTGTGCAATAATGGCCGCTCCTTGGGAAGCATATCAAACGCAGACAACAGCAAAGAAGCCGTGGGAAGCTTACGGCGGTGACGCTACCCCTGCGCCTAAACCAACACCAACACTCCAAGAGCAAGAAACCCCAGAAACTTATGGTGAGTATGCGCGCGGCTTATCTCGCGCAGCAGGACGAGGTGTTACATGGGGTATGGCCGAATTGATAGAAGCAGGATTAAAAGCCCCTATATATGCGGCTCGTACTGGTGAAACCCTTGGAGAATCGTATAGTCGTGCACGGGGAATGGGAAAATCTAAAGCAAAAGAGTTTAAGGAAAAACACCCTTATATAGCAGGTGGCGCAGAGATTGGCGGCGCATTAACATCGGGCATAGGCGCAGCAAAATTAGCTAAAACAGCCTTCCCAAAAGCAACGGGAGCATTGCAAGCATATGGAAAAACAAAACCACTCAGAACAACCGCTGGAGTTAGCGCATTATCGGGGGGTGCATATGCTACAGGAACAGGCGAAGGAAGCTTGGGAAAAAGATTATATGAAGCTGCACCTACTAGCGCGGCTAGTGCCTTACTTGGGACTGGCGGCGTTCTTGTTGCTCGTGGTGTGGGTAAAGTCGCTAGTGGGGCTTTAAGCAAGAGGGCTAGAAGCATAGATGAACGCTTAGCAAAAGAATCTGGTAGAGAATTTAAACCCGCTGGGAAAGAAATAACAAAAGTAGTTAATAAGCTTAGAAAAGATTTTCCCGATGATGTTGATTTCAAAAAAGCATTGGAAGAATATTCACAAGAAAGTGGTGTTTCCTTAGCTGAAATGGGCGGTAAGAATTTAGAAAGCTTGGCAAAAGGTGTTGCGCAATATCCAACTGGTGGAGCTAAAGCAGAGGAATTTGCCAAGGCAAGGTTAGAGGGTGTTACAGGACGCTTAAAAGAATCTATTTCTAAGTATGTTCATTCAAGCAAAAGCGCACTTGATGATATTGACACTATAGTTGGCGAAGGTAGAAAAAAAGCTTCACCTTTGTATAAGAAGGCATTCGCAGCTAATAAAGAAGGTATAGTAAGTAAAGAAATTGATCGTATATTAGAAACCCCAGCAGGGCGCAAAGCTTTAAAGAAAACTGTAGAGGTGATGCAGAATGATCGTAAATTGATGGGATTGCCTGATAAGGAATTAAAAGCCTTACAGCGTGACATGTCCGCAATCGGCAAGATGGATGAGGTTAGCGGTGCTATTGCCAAAGGTCTAAACCTTAGAACACTAGATCAAGTTAAAAAAGTTTTGGATAACGAGGTTCGAAAAGCTGGCAATAAAATGGGTAAAAATTATGATCCATTGGTTGAGTCTACGTTAACAGATTTAACTAAATCCCTTAGAAATGCTTTAGATGATGCAGACCCCAGCGGATTATACAAGGCCGCACGACAAGAGGCTGGTGATTACTTGTCTACAAAGTCTGCAATAATCAGTGGTCGTGATTTCATGAAAAGCAGTGCGGAGGAAATTAAAAGGCAGATGAAGGGCATGAGTCCATCAGAGCTAGACGCTTTCAAGATAGGAGCAAGCCAAAGAATGCGTGACGGACGAATTAATGAGCTTGTTAGCGTGTCTGATTTTAAGGTTTCTGGACGCTTGGATGAAGGCCATGAGATGTTAGGAAAGCTTAAAACAATATTAAGTCCTGATGAATTTACAGCCTTTAACAAGTCTATGAAAAAAGAAGAAAAGCTAATTAAGTTCGTTAATAAAACACTAGGCGGTTCGCCAACGGCAAGTAAGCAACATGCAGCGCAAGAGTTTGCAGAAAACTTAGGTATGGACACAGTGGAAACAATAACCACAGGCGGCATACAATCAGTCCCAAGGAGGGCTATACAAAGTGCTTTAAGAACTGTAAATGTTAATATGACTGATAAATCAGCGTCAAAAGTGGCTGATATTTTGTACGAAACAGACCCGCAAAAGAAGCTTGAAATTATGCAGCAGCTTACAAAAACAACTGAGGGACAATTGATAGTTAACGCTGCCGTAGAGTCAATGGAGTCAATTAGGCTTTTGAGCTTAGGTAGACAGGCGATAGAAGAAATTAAGCCTAGCACAGTAGGTATAGCAACAGGCGTAACTTTAGGAAGACAAGACAATGATTAGATTTATTTTAAGTTTATTTATATTTGCTATAAGCACACCAGCATTAGCGGGTTTGTATGTTGCACCACAATCATTAGAGCAAGACAATAGCGGGTTTTCATGTTCGGGATGCTTGTTGTATTTTTATACAGAAGGCACAACCACACCTAAAGATACATATCAAGAGAAAGCATTAACTACACCACACACCAATCCAGTTGTGGCAGACAGTGCAGGGCGTTTTGATCCAATCTATATGGATGGTCTTTACAAGGTTATTCTAAAAGATTCTGCGGGTGTCACTATTTGGTCAGAGGATAATTATTCTACTGGTGCTAGTTCTGATTTCTTTGGTGAAACAGAAACAATAACGGCTACTACTGCAATAGATTCTACATATGAGAAGAAACATTTAAGAATTACTAATACAGTTAGCTTGAATCTTCTGTCAGTAGCAACAGCAGGTGAGGGGTTTCAGCTTTCATTAATTAATGATGGGACAGGCATAGTAACAATAGACCCTAGCGCGTCAGAGCAAGTGAATGATCTCACAACTTTTAAGGTACAACCAAAAGGAAGCGGTATCCTTATTAGTAATGGAAGTGAATGGTCGTATATCGACTCTATGGGAACATCGCAAACAACCCCCGCCACAGGGGATATTTTAGCCTATGGCACTAATATTCATGACTGGGTAACAACGCTTTCAGGTGATTATACTTTTTCGGGGGATAATATTTTAAGTGGTGATGTTAAATTCCCTGATGAGGGCGAGTTAACTATTGCTACGGGGGCTATTACTGTAACCGCAGTTAACCATACAGTTGACACCGAAAGCGATGCGGCGACTGATGATCTTGATACAATAACGGGTGGGAATGATGGACAGATATTAATAATTAGAGCTGAAAATACTGCAAGAACAGTTGTTATTAAAGATGGCACTGGGAATATAGAAACTCCAGACGGCACAGATATATTACTAGACAGCACAGAGAAAACTATAACCCTTGAATATGATGCTGCATTAACTAAATGGCTTGTGGCAAGCTCTCCATCTTTAGGTAAGGTTGTTCAAATCGTAAGCACGTTAGACAGTGCGGTTGCTACAGGCACAACTAACATTCCTTATGATGATACTATCCCTCAAATAACCGAGGGCGATGAATATATGACGGTGGCTATAACACCTAAGTTTGCAACATCCACTTTGATTATTGATGTTACTTTTAATTATGCTCAGACAGGCGCAGGTTCTGAAACCAGTGTGGCACTATTCCAAGACAGTACAGCTAACGCATTGGCCGCGGTGGTGCAGACGGTTGATACAACTAATTACTCACACCAATTGACATTTCGCCACACGATGACCTCTGGTACAACATCATCTACAACTTTTAGAGTTAGAGCTGGTGATAATGCTACTGAAACACTAACCTTTAATGGTGTTGGTGGTGCAAGAATATTTGGGGGTGTCATGGCCTCTAGCATTACAGTAACGGAGTTATATTAATGTCTTTAGGATTAGGGTTAAGTATAGGAACTATCACAGGGGCAATACGGTTTACGCCTTTTAATTTAAGGCAACAATTCTATACCCCAACAAGTACAGCGACAATAGCTTTGTTAGCAAATAACAGGGGTATATTCCCTGACTTCGAACAAACAACAGGCGCAAATCAACCTAGCGTTTCGGCTGGTGCTATCTCTTTTGACGGCTCTGATTATTACGAAAACAATGCTATCGCTGGCAGTAGCGGTTATCTTGACCCGACTACAACCCATACTTTACCTGATGGTTTAGGCTCAACATCTGGCAAGGGAATTGCTCCTGTGGGGCTAACTCGTGATAATTCTGGTAACTGGTGGATTGCTAATTACGGAGGTGGTACTCAACCATCACTTATGCACACTAACAGCTCTTTTACTAAAATTAAAGAAGTTGATCTAAAAGCTATTGATTCTGCAATAGGTGCTATTCAAGGCATTGTTTATGAGCAAGCCACTGGATATGTCTGGGTTGCCTCTAATGGTGAAGGCAAAATCCGCGTTATTGATGTTGAAAACGAAACTAATATTGCAACATTCACAGTTGATGCGCTTCCTAACGGTTTGGCTATAGACGAAGCAAATCAAAGATTCTTTGTCTGGTATGGCACAACCACGCTTAAATCCTATAATATGTCCGATGGAAGTTATATTGAAACATTCTCTGGGCTTGGCACTATTAGCGGTGCAGATCATATATTTTATGACGCGGAAACTAATATAATCTGGCTGACTGCTGGCGCGGATTCGGCAAATAACGGTAAGCTTTATACTTATTCAATAAATCGTGGCGTGGTAACTAATACCTTTACGCAGACAGACACAGACTTCGCTAGATTAAACGGATCTGATGCTATCGAAGCCCCATACTTAGATTTTGCAAACAACAAGCTTTATGTTGCCAATGATGCTTATTATAAAAGTTCAGGTAATCTACTTAATAACGTTCAAGAATATGATTTTGATGCTTCGTACAAGCGTGCCGTATTTTGGAAAGCCTATACCGAGCTTGAGTATAATACTGTGCTTAGTGTGAACGCAGTCACAGGCTCAACAAGGGCGTTATGGGTTCTTGGCCGTCCAGTTGATGCGGGTGCAGGTCAAGGGCTTGGTCTGTATATTCCTGATTCTGGCACAGATGCAACAGGCAACACTTTAAGAATTATAATCCACAATGGAACAACGAGTGAAACCATAGATGTTGCTCTTGATGTTGCTCTCACAACAAAGCAACAGCTAGATGTTAAATTTGATTTTGCTAATAAAAGAATTGCAGTTTTGCAAAACGGCGTACTACAAGACACAGGGTATCAAGCCTATAGTTTAGCTATGACGAGCGTTCTATTCACTAAGTCTGCTATTGCTGCTACGGATACTGGCTCACGGGCTACGGCTATGGTTTTGTATGATTATGCTACGACAGATCAAATAAGATCAATAGCCGATAATAACAAGCTAGGTAATTATTGGGCTACTAAGAATAGCTTAACATGGACGGATACTATAACCCCTGCTGCGCTATCTGATAAGGTTATGTGGCTTAATGCGAATGATAGCGCAACAATTACTGAAAGTGGCGGTGCGGTATCTGCGTGGGTTGATAAATTTAATAATGGTAATAATGCTTTAGAAGTGACCGCAGCACAAAACCCTATAACAGACAGTACAGCATTAAACGGCAAGAATGTTATTGTTTTCGATGGTGCAGATGACACATTAAAAACGGCTGCATTCGCAAGTGAAATAACAGTGCCAAATACAATAATGATAGTTGGAACTAATACTCTTGATGGAGATATGCTTCATGATGGCTTAACCTCAAGCAAACGTCACGTATTCCAAAATAGTGCTGGGGTTTTGGCCGCGTATGCAGGAACTAATTTAGCAAGCGCAACTGCTCTTGATGCTAACCCTCATGTTTTTGTTAATACTTTTGGCGGTGTAAGCGATGGTGAAATGCGCCTAGATGGAACATCTATCGCCACAGGCACAACAGGAACGCAAGCCCTAGACGGCCTAACACTTGGCGCAAGACATAGCGGCGGTGCGAATATTAATGGATATATTGCCGAGGTTGTTATTGGCGATATGAGCGCGGCAGAAAAAGCCCAGATGGAACAATATGCAAAACTTTATTGGAGATTATAATGATCGAAGTACAAACAGAAGAATTTGCCACAGATGTAGAGGCTATACAATCAGCACATGATTATGCGGTTGCACAGGGCAAGCCATTATATTTCCCTGATGGGACTTATGATATGGGAACATCTTCATTTGAAATTGATATGACTAAAATCAACTGGATAGGTGACAAGGTTATCCTTCAATGGTCGGCTGCTCCTACTCTTGGTTATGGTCTTAGAATTAAAGGCAATGGCACAAGCTATTCTTCACGATACAATATGATGGGTACTGATTTAAAGGGATTTGCAATAAAAGGTGGCGGTGACGCTTCAAATAACTTCGCTGCCACAGCAATAGAGATTTATGGTGACACGGCAAACACAAATACTTTTAGTAAGCTTGAGAATGTAGCTATTCAGGGCTTTGATACGACACTCAAGTTTTATGATGATGTTTGGTTCTTCACGGCCTCTAATTGCCAATTTCTTTGGGGTAACATTGAAACTCCTAGCACAATAGCTAACTTTGGCGAGAACATGAAGTTTGATAATTGCTTTATTGGTGATGCTTCTGCTAGACCGAATGTATTAAATCATGGCTCTTGGTCTTTTGACAAATGCTCCTTAGATAATAATAATCTAACAATCAATAATGCCTCTAGGGTGTCTATATCAAATAGCCATTTAGAGAATCCCGCAAGCGGTAATACGACTTATCGTTACATTACCATTAGTGATGAAGCGTGTGTATTTATTGATGGCTCTAACTTTATACATAACAAGCCAAGCGCGGGAATTAGAACAATACCTCTATTTGATAATAATACTATTGGTGGTGGCGGTATATTCTTATCACAATGCCAACTTGCAAATTGGTCACATGAAACAAATTACGACACTCTTGCGAGCGAAAATCACTATGTATTGCAGTCTGGCACAGGCTATATAAGTGCAAAACAATGTTCTACAGTATCAATGAGTAACTCCAATTCAATAGCTTTAGGTAAAAGCGCGAATGTTCTTGAGAATGCTGATTTCGAAGCAGGTGCAAAGGGCTGGGAAGAAGGCAATACAACAGGTGGTGTAGCTAATAATATTATGTCTGTAACGACAGCCGAGAGCTATACAGGAACACAAAGCCTTAAAATGGAAAGCACATGGCAATCTGGTGGTGAAGCTATTACACCAGTTATGAATGTTCTAGCGTCTGTTAAGCCTAATGATATTGTTGTGGGCGGTATCTGGCGCAAAGGTGATTTTTATAGTGGAGTAGGTAGAAACATCTTTTCTTTAAGGTTTTACAATAAGCAGGGGGAACAAGTTGGCTCTGATTCCCATTTCTCGCAAAGAACAGCAACACATGACTGGGAGTATAAATCATTTATAGAGCGTGTACCTGCTGGTGCTTGTTACTGCGGAGTTGTTTTGAGTGTGGGCGTAAGTAGTGGCGTTGTCATAGCCTATCTTGATGAAGTATTACTTAACGTTATCGAGGGATAAAATGGAAGATGTAGAAAAGCTAAATAAAGAGGTTAAATCTCTTAATGTTAAGGTTGAGGTTGCTAACGCTCACCAACAGCATATATCAGATAAGCTTGATGAAATAGCTGAAACACTCAAGATAAGCGCAGAAAACACAACTCGATTGTTTACAGGCCACGAGGTTAGGATCTCTAAACTTGATGATAAATCAGGCTATCATCAAAAAAAAATAGATTTGTTACAATCACAGGTTAAAGAAGCAAAAGATGATGTTATTGTGGTTGATAGGCGAGTTGACAATATCGTCAATCGTGCTATAGGCTGGTCAAGTGGCTTGGCAGTAAGTACAAGTGCGTTATTGCTAGGAATTGGTAAAGCACTAGGATTAATAACATGAGCAAAGACCTTGAAAATAAGATTATTTCCAAAATAATAGACATTGAGGGCGGTTATTCAAATAATCCTAACGATAGTGGTGGCGAAACTAAATACGGTGTTACAGAGCGAGTAGCACGCAATCATGGCTACACTGGTTTAATGAAAGACCTGTCATACGATTTTGCATATACCGTGTATAAAATGGATTATTGGGATAAGATGCGCTTATCTGAAATATCTGAAATATCTGAAATGATTGCGGAGGAAATAGCTGATACAGCAATAAATACAGGAACGTCAAGGGCTGGAAAAATTCTACAAAAATCACTAGATGTTTTTAACAACAGGCAAAAGCTTTACCCTGATTTAAAAATTGATGGGATCATAGGCATTAGAACAATTCATGCATTTAAAGCATATATGGATTATAGGGGTGATGAAGGTGAGATTGTTTTGTATAATATGTTAAATTGCCTACAAGGTGCGTTTTATGCTAAATTAGTAAACAGACGCGAAAAAGATGAAGAATTTATGTATGGCTGGATTAAAAATCGCGTGGTTATAAGAAAGGATTAATACAGTGGCTAAGAAAAAAGAGGTTGGTGGATTAGTGTTTAGGCAAGGCGTTTCTTATGCTGGTGGTATTGCTATGGGTGTAGCTATTACCAAATACGGAATATCCGAGGATACTTTAACAAGCTTACTTGAAAACACAGAAAGCATACTTAGTATTGTATTGTTGTTTGTGGCCAGCGCATTGTCATATTTACAGAAAAAGAATAAGAACAAAGAAATTGAAGCTATTGAAAAAAAGGTTAAATATAATGATTAAAAAAGTCACTCTGCTTGCTAGTGTTTTGCTTATTTCTGGTTGCTCTATTACTGCGCAGAATTGTTTTAAAACCGTGGCTGTTACTGATTTGACGATTAAGAAAGCGGCTGAAACAGTTACTATGTCAGCTAATGGTGATATTGCCAGTGTAGGGGATCATGAAAACGCGGCTAAGGTAATAAAGGCCGCACGTAAATTAACAGACGAAGCCGCACCTTTTTGTATTGGTGATAAGTTTGATAAAGAGCAAGCGTTTAGTATGCTTGGTGAAGTTAATGACATGATAATGGGATTGTAAGCTATGAGTAATAAAGCAGAAAAAGTATTAAATGATATCCTTGAGAATAAAGAGGTTATTACAATGAGTTTGAGCCTAGCTCTTTCTTTGATTCAGTACGGCTCTGAAATGCTTAAAACCATAACAGATAAAGAGCTGTCAGAAGATGAGCTTTTAGAGTTGATAGAAAAGTACAAAGGCTCACGTGATAAGGCTATAAACGACATGGACGCTGCAATAGCTGCACAGAAGGTACGTAAATCACAGTGAAGATTTCAATCCCAAAACTGCATAGCATTGAATATAAATCAGGCATAACCGCTAGTAATATTCATATGCACCCGAAAACTTACAGTAATATAGATAATCTCATTTATGCCATGCGTGATGCTATAGACACTCATGCTGTTAATATGAGTCGTGCTGAGATAGTGGGCGCGATGGAATATGTAAAGGCTGATTTTATATAGCAAAAACCCCTGCTAGTGTTAATTAGCAAGGGCTTTGTTACGCAGTTAAGGTCTTAGAGTTCCTTAGCATTTCATAATAATGATTTGCAAGGGCATTATAGCTAATTAAACAACTCATTGCAAGCATCACAACAATTAAACCCCTCTACAGTCTTGCCGTTTTCCTCTTTAGTGTCGTAGTGACAACCGCATTTAGGGCATAGTTTCTTATCAGACATTTTCTTTTTTCCATTTCCTAGTTACATTAACAACCTCACCAGCATCGTCACGCTCTTCTGATAATTCTGCGGTATATGTTGGTTTAACCATTCCAAAGTCTACAATATCTAAATCAGGTGAATATATTGTATAATTTATTGCATTTTCAATGTAACAAGATTCTGCGCGTAGGATCACACAATCTTTAAAAATAACATTTGCTACAATCAAAGGATCTTCATCTATTAACTTATGTGATACTGTTACTTTCCCATATCTTGGTTTATGTTTCATATTTTCTCTCCCCAATAAAAACGCGGGTTTTAATGTCATATACCCCGCTGGATTGCGCTTCACTATCTATTTGGTTGACTTACCCCGATAGCTGATTTGATGCCTTATTAGCCATTACGACACACTTACACGCAAGCCCATTGTATTAGTCAGCGTTAAAAAGTTTTTCCTTTAGTAAATAACCCTCAAGAGGCCATATCTCACGGAAAGCATTATCGTAAGCAATCTTTTCGCCAAGCTCTTGATTATAATTATCAGGGTGAGCACACGCACTTTGGCCTGTAACCGTAAATCCGTTTTCAAGGGTTAGGTAGCAAATTGTATGAACCCCATTTACAACATATTTTACGTCTGTGATTTTTGATTTAATCTTATCGGGGGTCACTGTTTCATGCGGTCTTGATTCTAAAAGCTCATCTCTTTTTTTATTTGAAATTACACTCATTATATTAGTCCTTTTTCTAGTGCAAGCCATTCTGGAATGTAAACACATTTCTTTTTGTAATAAATGCGGCTTTGCGATTTTGGAATCCATATTTGCTCACTATCAATAGCGATTAGAAAGGCGGATTCCGTTTCCTTTTCTAATTCGTCAAATTCTACTCTTATGTAGTCGTCCATATTATTTACCTATCATCACATTTTTTAATCCAAACACACACCAACCTTCTTTTTGTTGAAAGTTTGTCACATAAGATATTTCCGCGCTTATAACAGGGTAAGAGGTGTTGTAGCAGTTGTTTTCCCAAACTTGAAATATTACTTGGTCACACTTCTGGTATACCCTATCATTTATGCGTATTTCAAAGGTTTTATCTCCGTTTTTAACAGCATTATACGCATAAGGGTTTATCTTTAATTCATGTATAGTTACGTTAATCGGCATATTTACTCCTCTATCACTTTTACACCATAGACTTTTTCGACTACTTGATCGAATACGTAAGTAGGGATAGATAAGGTAGGGGATTTTTCTTTAACCTCATCATCATCTATAAAAAGATCTATTGTTTTGCTTTCCTTATTCCATTTGAATGATTTAAAAACAACTCTTTCCATCTCAATGCGCTCCTAAATCATTATTGCCGTAAACAAGGCTATGGTGAAATATAACGCACCAAGCATCACTTTTAATGTAGCTTCCTTTTCCTTACCTAGCCTCATAGTTGCCTCCCCTGCTAAAGTTTGAAATAACCCCGCTAGAATAAACAAATAAACACTTATCCAAAACATAATATCAATCACGGTCATATCAATGCGCTCCTAAAAGTAAAACAAATAATAGTGCTAGTGGTACGGCTATAAATACTAACGATATTATCGAAAAGACTAACTGCCATATGTTGAAGTTTTTAAATAGTTTCATCATTGCGCTCCTGATCTTTAATGAATCTTACATTATGATTCGTACCTAGAATTTCACACTCTTTATCAGAGGTATAAACAGTGTGAGTTACCTTGCATTCTCTAGGAACAATTCTACAGACAATCTTTTCTCCACAATCTTTTAATAAATGATAAGCCATTTCTTTAGCTTCAAACTCGTCCAACACACCGCAAATCACCGAATACAATTCTTCGTGAATTATATCGCCTTTTGCTTTTCTATAGTGGTGTAGAGTAAACCAATCTTTTGTAAGGGTAACATTTTCTTTGCCGTTACATGTTATAACCACTGGGTCACACGCATTAAAGATAACAGCTCTAACTTGAACGTCATATCCTGTAAATGTTGTTGTTCTTGTGTTAATTAAATTTTCTTCTTTCATGCTAATATATCCTCAAAGTTTTCGTCTAATACCTTTTGAAATTCAGGAGGACAATCTACTAAGCCCTCTATACAAAATTCCTTAATCCTATAATCAAGTTCATTCTGCCCCTTGGTGTAACCAAATACATAACCGAACGCCCAACCAGATATGAATGATATGAATACAAATGCTAGTGCTATCTCAATCATACCAATATATCCTCAAAGTTTTTCGTGCATTTCTCTAAGACTTCATTTATCAAAAGGCATCTGTGGGGAATAGAATTATCTTGTGGTGATACTTCCCAAGTTTTTACAATATATGCTACATCGTCCTTTAAGCCCTCCAACTTACCTTTAAGTGCTTCAATCTCCTGTAACTGGCTGTCACATTGTTCTTGTAGTTGGGTGTTAGTGTCCACTCTATCACTTTTATTTTGCAAAGCCTCTGTTGCGATGTTTATAATTTCACAATACAAAGCGTCAAACTCTGCTGCAAGTGACACAGAATAATCGTTATTAGGGTTTTTTGGTGAGGTTGTGTCTACAATCTCCTTTAAAGCTATTCGCAGTTGGGAGTTAATGTCAGCGCGTATGTATTTGGTATAATTAAAATCAGCAATCCTTTTAGCATAAAACCAAAGACCTATTGTTCTAGGGTCTTCACTGATCCAAATTTCTTCTGGTATGTTATTTTCCATTTTCATACTCACTTTCTTTATTAGCAGCTATCTGCAAAGCTTCCTCGATCACATCATAATTAGCAGACATAAACACACCTAATTCGGTTTCATTTTGTGCGTGTCTGAACTCTAAGTCTTGTTCCATTGCGGTTAGTGTTTCATCAAATTTGTTCATTTGCTTTAAGCTCCTCATGTTCGTTTAATAATCTAGCAATCAATTCAGCAGTTTCTTTTCTTGGCTCAACATATTCAGGCACTTCACATATTGGAAAGCCCATTGAAGAATTAGCACTACCATCTTCGTTAAGCCTCATTATCGAGCGTTGCATAACCTGACCACAATTATTAGCTCTAAACATTGGTTGTGCGTTGTTTTTTTCAACTTGTTCTTTCATACTCATTCTATCTCTCCCTTAACTCCTTTGCATTTATCAAGACTTGGCGCGTAGCTGTTATCCTCCGCACAGTACACGCAGGTTTGTTGTTCTGGGTGCTTAGTGTTTAACCACCAGCACCAACCAATTAAAGTAAAAAACCCTAAACCTAAAATCATTAAACTTAAATCTGATACCTGATTATCACTCATCGTTTTTCTCCATTATTGCTCTTAGCAAGAAGGGTTACACTTATCTCTTCAGCTTCGGTTAATTCCTTACCATTATCTCCGTAACAATTTTCTGCGGCTTCTATGACTAATTTACACAATTTGTCTACATCTTTTGAGCAACAAACTTCTTTGTCTCTCATATTTGGCTGTTTTTGAGAAGCTAGATGGTCTTTCGATTGCAAACCATAATCCACACATTTTTCAGCAAAATGATGCTTAGTAACTTTTTCTTGGGTTTGCTCAATGTATGCGCGGATTGTTTCAACCCATTGCTTGTATTTATCGAAGTGATGAAAATTGTTATCATCAACTCTCTTGGCGGCCGAATGTAGTAAATCCAACGCCTTCAATGCTTCTGTTTTATCTGTCATTCCAACATCTCCTTAACCTTCTGTAGTTGTTCATCGGTTAATTCAAGTGTGATAGATTTCTTCTTATCACCAGTTTCATTAACAATCCCATAGGCAACCTCACCACCGCCAATAATTTTAGAACATGTGACCGTCTTTTCTTCATCTTTTATTGTATCGCCATGTGCATGTTTGTTACCATCACTAACAAGATAAACAATGTTACCATCCTCATCTTTGAGTTTTTTTACGTTATTACGTGTTGATACCACTCGATGAAACAAGTTGTCAGTAAAATCAACTTCCACCCACTTACCACCCTCAACAATGTACCAACAATCAGGCTTTAATATCTTACCATCGACAATATCAGCTCTACCGCCTACAGGGATACATTCACCGCCTTCTATTTTATATTCGGAAGCCATTAAAAGATTACCTAAATCACCCTTAACTGCTGCACGATACCCTAAAGCAGAGCAAGCCGAATTATCACCAGAACTTGCTGCTTTGCTGTAATCACCAGAGCTTGCTGCTTTACTGTGATTACCAGAGCTTACTGCTTTGCTGCAATCACCAGAGCTTGCTGCTTTACTGTAATCACCAGAGCTTACTGCTTTGTTATTATAACCAGAGCTTGCTGCTTTGCTGTTATAACCAGAGCTTGCTGCTTTGCTGTAATCACCAGAACTTGCTGCTTTGCTGTAATCACCAGAGCTTGCTGCTTTGCTGTAATCACCAGAGCTTGCTGCTTTACTGTGATTACCAGAGCTTGCTGCTTTGCTGTTATAACCAGAGCTTGCTGCTTTGCTGTAATCACCAGAGCTTGCTGCTGTGCTGTAATCACCAGAGCTTGCTGCTTTACTGTGATTACCAGAGCTTT